ATGGACGAAATCAGAAATGCGATCTATCAGGCAACGGGCGTTTACGTTGACGGCGCGGCCGTTGCGGATGAAATCAGAGAGGCCATCAGCAGCAGCGGCGCGGAAGCTGGCCGTCAATGGATCACCGGGCAGGACGACGTGATGGAGCGCTGGGAGTATTTCGTTGATTATTCCCGCAAAGACGAGCTAGACGAGAGCGGCGATCTGATCCAGTCCGACGAAACAATCCGCCTGCTTGAAATCTCCATTTTGCCGCGCAGCGCGTCCTCCAGCTTTGCAAAAGCCGGTTTGCCGCTGAACGAAGAGTTCAACGTCTCCCTCGACGTTGAGATTTAAAAGAGGTGCGCCGCATGGAAAAATCCGAAATAAAGGCCACCCGTGAGCGTGCGGGCTACTCCATCCGCACTTTTTCAAAACTCGCCGGGTGTTCCCCCTCTACGCTTCAAGATATTGAAAACGGCAGAAAAATACCTCGCGCTGACACCCTCCGCAGGATTGCGGACGCTCTGGGCTGCACAATGGACAGTTTGTGGCCCTCTGCGAAAAGTAAAGAATAAGAAAAGCGCTCAAGCCATACGGTTTGAGCGCTTTTCTTATTTCTCCACTTTGACATCTATCCAGCCAAGATGCGCGTGTTTGATAGCGACAGGGAATACCCCATCCTTTGGGCGGTAGACTTGTGTGCCGGACGGTGAAACATGAACGACACTCAAATCCTCCGTCTTATATATCATCGCCTCTCCGCTTTGCCCCACAGCCCGCGTTGTAGCCCGCATTAGGGTACGAAGATTGTTGGATTCCGTGATGTATGCCCCAGCATCATACGGTCCCGGACGAATTGCACAGTAGGTCATTGGAGATCACCTCCTCCACCATATCGGCTATGGCCGTGAGAGCCGGAAGGAGCGCCTGAAGCAGCGGTGCGGCTGCGGTAGATGCTGCGCCCTGCAGGTTGCTGCGGATTTCAGCTTCCTTTTTCAGCGGCTCGTGAATCTTTTCAAGTGTTGCAATCTTCATTTTCGACTCCTTTTCCCGGATCGCGTCCGGCTCTCGCTTTTGCAGCCTTTATTTTGCTTCGCTGTTTATGTACCCAAACCAGCAGCTTTCGCAGCTGGCGAACCCCGCGCACCCTTCCTCGTACACGCCATTCCATGGCGGGCAGTTGAAATTCTTTTTAAAGACTTTTACCATGTTCTTTTTAATATCTTCCGATGGTTCGCTGAGCTTCATTCCTTTTGTCAATTCTTCAAAAACCGTCATTTTTCTTTCCTTTCATCTGATTGGCGGGTTGCAGCCGCCGTTTCATTCGATGATTTTATTATATAGTATATGCTTGCTATATACAATAGACAAATCCGCTAAAGATTCGGGCAAAAATGGCGGGCTATGTTGTGTAAAATGTATATAGCAAGCATATATGTACAAAAAGCGCCCACAGGATGCCCTGCGGGCGCGATGCAAAGAGAATTATTGATTATCCACGATCAGCATCGTAATGCCGGAATCGTCGTAGACATCGTGAATGATGCGCTGAACCTTGCCCCAGTCACCGCCAGCAATGCCACATCCAATGCGGGCAGGAACGCCCACGATGTCATAATCATTGAATACGGCGTAGACTCTCAGCAGGTCAAGTGCCTGCCGCAGATAGTTGTAGGCGGTCAAATCAAACGACCCATCAACCGGGGCGGGGAACTGTGTAAACAGATTACAGATTTTCAGCTCCTCGCGCTTTGTGTCCAAAATCTGGATGCTACCCATCCACTCCGTTACGGGGAGCTTTGCGTTGTGGCGGCATTTCTCCACATAGGCGTTCTGAGATTCCGGGGTCAGCAACGGCCAGATTGCCGCCGCAATACCACCGCCCATCACTCCGAACGCATTCACTTGATGCGCTACAAGTGTAGCCTTGCAATTTAGTACGTCGCCTTTGCTGTATTTAACCATTTCAGTTGTCCTCCTCGTCATCATCGACCATTTCTACATGATCGATATAAAATTCTTCATCTGGGCCAGCGCAGGACGGGTCATCGGTGTACGCATCCTTTGCTGCCTGCTCATTCTCGGCCCATACGGTGGCCTTGCCATGGTATTCAATGCTGTAATAGGGCATCAGCCATCCTCCTTGCTATATTTATAGTCCCAAAAGCGCCTATCGCTGTCAACAAAAAAGTCATCGACTTCCCACCGGGCATCGCAAGCTCGGTAGTTCTCACAGGCGGCAATACTTGCATCCATAGGGACACTCTTGCCGCGCTTGCACCGATTGCCGATTGTCCCATCTTGCCGCATTACATAGTCGAGCGAACACTGATATAGGACACTGACAACAATGCGGCCACCGCAAAGCGGACAACACTTGATAGCTTTCCCGGTTTTCACTGTGCGACCTCCTCAATGGCCTTGACGACCTGCTTTGCCGCGTATCTGCCGTTGGCGGTATTCTGCCGCTGCCACGCGCCCTGAGACGGTGCCCAGCGGAAACCCCACTGCTTGACAATATCGCGTATCTCGGCGGCGGGCTTATCATCAAAAACCAACTGCACCCGCTCCGGGGTGATGCGCAGAACACCGCCCGTAAAAGTCTGCTCAGAATCACCTTGCGCCAGCTGTGCGTCCAGCACGGCGAGGCGGGAGCGCAGGCGGCGGATTTCAGCGCCGTTGTTATCCAGTGCCCATCGCGGATAGGGCGGCTCAGAACGCCCCGTAGACGCGCTCTGAGAGATCGATGCCGTGAGGCGGGCAACTTCCTTATCCGAAAGTCCCGGACAGCCTACGAGCGCCCCGTGCTTGCGCCAGTACGCATTTACAGATTTCATCTTTTCCTGCATGACCTCGCGCTCGGTGAGCTTTGCCTGTACGCGCTCACGCGCATCGGCATCCATACCGCTGATGCCGCCGTGACCCACAGCCCGAATCTGGTCAAGGATGCCTCGAATATCCCGCCATTCCCGCATGAGGGCGTCGTCACGGGAGAGTTGCTGCTGCTTCTTACGCACGGGGAAGTTAGACCATCCGGCGACCATGACAGACGGGCAAGATGCCCGGTTGCGATTTGATGCGTTCATATTGTCGGCCAGTCGGCGGGCATAGCGATCAAGCAGGTAGTCAATCTTATCCTGCTGGGCCTCGGTCTTGCCTTTCTTGCACTCCTCCGCCAGTGTAGCCGCTCGATCAATCTCTCGGCGGTATTCGCTGGTCGCTGATCCCTCAGCATAATCGCTGAGGCTGTTTGCCTGTTTGGCGCGGCGAGCCGCGCTTTCGTCGATGGGGTAGTATTTCATGGGAAAAACCTCCTTATAAATTGTGTTAGTTTTTTCTTATCAGTAAAGCATTTTTAGGTAGCACTAAAATGCAATCATCCATGTGTTCAACAATTCCAGTCGCAAGATGGAGACGACCCTCGGACGTTTTCATGTAAAAGTCGCTATTCTTACCATATTCAAACATATCACCACAGCGTAAATCCTTATAACGCACCTTTCCGCTGTCATCCTCATCAATTACAGTGTTCGTGTTATTCATCGACCTGCTCCTCCTTATTTTTGTTCTCGGTATAACCGAATGTGCTGATTGCGGTCAGGATGTCGAAATAGGGAACCTCATCACTGCAAATCCAGATGACGCGGGCCAGCTCCGTGATGGGAACACCGCCCTTTGCCATTGTCAGTGCTTTTTCGTACTGGCGGACACTGCCGCAGGTGAACCACTGATATTTGTTGCACAGCTCGTAAATAATTGTTTCGTTGTTAATCATGGTGTTTTCCTCCTTAAACGTCCATAGCGAAGTGATGATATGCCATCCAGCGCCCGTTGCGCTTGAACAACTTGTAGAAAACGGTGAACATTTGACCTGTACAGTCATACGGCGATGGGGCGCAATCCCGATAATAGAGAGCGTTAAATTCGGCATCGGCATCCTCTTTTGTCTTAGCAGTCAAAGTGATAAGCTGCCATCCACTATCGTAGTCAGCCGTGATGATTTTGACGCATCCATCGGGGCGATGGTAGAATGCTCGCAAATCCCGCTTGACATCGTCCACATAACTACGGACGGCTTTGCCTTGCGGCAAAGATCGGAGAGCGTAAAGAACACGCTCATAAGACCTTGCGTCGTCAATGCAGGTTATTTTCATGACTTACCTCCTCAATCTTCATACGGGCACTCAGGCTCGGCAGCGTTCAGGTCGTGGATGATCTCAAACTTGTTATCGACCCAAATCACGATGCCAGCTTTGGCGTTGGGCATCTTGAGGGCCGTGCCCAGATACATATACTTGGTGCTGTATCCGTAGAGGATTTCGGCCTCGGTATAGGTGAGTTCCACACGGTAGGTGCCGGAACGTGTGCGGGTCGCTTTCATTTTGATGTCCTCCTGTGCGTTGCCTTGTTTCTTTCGATGATTCTATTATAGTATATGCTTGCTATATACGCAATATGCAGACCTAACAAAGATTCGGGCGAATTTCGGGGCCAGCATTGTGCAATATGTATATAGCAAGCATATATCTATATATGGTATCATATTTTAGATAGGAGGTGTACCCCAAATGGGCGCAAAATACACGGAGGCGCAGAAAGCAGCATCCCAAAAATACCTCGGCGAAAAGACTGACAGCATTCAGATCAGGACACCCAAAGGCACAAAAGAGCGCTGGCGGGAGGCGGCAACGGCGGCAGGCACATCCCTAAACCGCTATATCATGGACGCGGTAGAGGAAAAAATTGAAAAGCATCCCAAATGAAAAAAGCCCATCGGCAGACCATGAAATCCGCCGATGGGCTTTTTGCTATCCTGTGACACTCTCGCGCACGCGCGCGTATGCGCACTTGCATACATGGGCGTTATGGCGTTTTAGGGTGTATATTATACCATATATTATCTTTTTATATTTTAAGTGTCAGAAGTGTCATATATAGAAATAATATGATGATATATCGCTGAAAATCAACATGACAAACCCACTGACACACAGCAAAACCGCGTCAGCGCGTGTCAGCCGAAAATCTGACAGACTGACACTTTCCGGGGCAAGTGTCAGCAAAAGTGTCACATGGAATATTTTGCGATGCAACGAAAAAAGCGGGCATCCCGCAAATAGGATGCCCGCTCAAGTGTCAGTTTGTGTGTCGGTCAGCGCTCAGGGCTTTTTCTCGCTCTGAGTGCCAAAGTAGAACGCCACTACCATCGTGGCGATAGTGAGAAACTTGTCCGGCTCGATGCTCCCATTGATGGACAGCACAGCCAGCACCGCGATGATAACCAGCGTGATGATGGTTTTCACCTTGAGCAGCGCTGCAAGGTTTTTCCAAAAATCCTGCACCGGGGATGTGTTGGCGGTGGTATCCTCGGTAGTGGTAATTTTTTCGTCGTCCATGAATTAGTCCTCCCTACTCGGTTTCGATGCGGATGGGCAGCGCCTTGGCCCGTTTATAGAGTTCCGTGCCTGTTCCGTTGCCACCCTGACTGTGGTAGCTGTCGTATAAGTATTTCAGATTGTTCAGATCATCCTCGGTGATGTACCCGCGTTTGATGCACAGGCGGCACATCTGATAAATCCGATCATGCAGCACCGCCAGATTCCCTGTGTGTAGGTCGTTGACCGTTTTGCCCATCGCAGTCAACTGCCCCTCCACGGCATCCAGCCGGGGAGTGATTTGCTGAATCTGTGTTTTAAGGGCGCTGATTTCTTCGTTCTGGGCTTCTTCAGGGGCTTTGTGCTTTTTCCATTTCGCCAGCAGGGTGTCCCATGCTTTATCAATGGCTGTAAATGCCGTAGCTACGGCGACAACAGCTGTCACGACCTGCCACGGGGAAGTGATGACGATGTTCCACGACTGCATCGGATTTACACCTCCACAATGGGGATGCCGTAGGCTACGGCGGCATCGTGTTCAATGCGGCATCCGCGATAATCCTGCCAGCCGGGGGCGAACACCACAAAATCAGCGGTGCCCAGCAGCTTGAGGCTTTCGCCCAGATACCACAGCGGCGTTGCGTCAGCCGGGGCGCCCTCAAAAAAGGATTCGATGACCTCGATTTCCTCATGGGTTTTCATGTACACATCGGCAGTCAGCACCTTGCGCTCTTTGAGGATTTCCTCGTCGGTCTTGCCACGCATCGGCTGGGAAATAAACAGTTTTTTCATGGTTTTACCCCCTTGTTATGCCCACGAGCTTTTGTACAACCCGGCATCGGTCAGGCCGCGTTCCTTGCACAGCAGGTAGATCGCATCTGCGTCCCCCTGCGATACCGGCCCTACCGTGATGACCTGCAGCTTGTTTGCGGGCTTGTCCACCGCAGGCAGGGCCTTGACCAGATGGTTCAAATCAACCACGGCAGTGATGCCCGGCACACCACCCTTTGCGGTCTGCCCATACTGGTGGATGTAGCGCGGCAGCGTCTTGTCGTAGTTCGTGCGCGTGTCGGCCAACCAGCCGATGTAATCTTCACACAGGTAGGCGTAGTCGATGTTCGCGCTTGCAAACGCTGTGAAGGTGTAAATGCCAGCCGTGAATCCATGCGCTTTGGCTTTCTCGCAAAATGCCATTGCGATTGCCGTGCGCTGGTCTTTCGTCAGGTTGTCGGCGCGGCCATCGTGCTCGCCGGTCTTGGTTGTGTGTCCCCATTCGCTGTCGAAGAACAAGGGGTAGCCGGTCGGGGCGAGGCTTGCGCAGAAGTCTGCCTCCTCCCGGGCCTCATTCACCGTGATGGCCTGCGAGAAGAAGTAAAAGCCGAACAGCTTTCCGCTTGTTTTCGCCCCCGCAAGGTTGGCATCGTACTGCTCGTCCTTCATCAGTTTTCCGGTGCCGTAGCCGCGATAGCCGATGCGAACAATGGCGCGGTAGGGAACCTTTGCCCAGTCGATGACGCCCTGATGGTAGGATACATCAATCAGCACTTCCTCGCCGCTGGGCTGTGTAGCGTTTGCGGGTTTTTCCACAGCGTGTTCTCCGGTCCGGTAAGTAAACACCTGCCCGCTTGCCGTGGTGAAATCGCTGTCCAGCCACACCAGCGGATTCGTGCGGCTGCCGTTCAGGATCACTTCAAAGTGCAGATGCGCTCCGAACACATTTCCGGTCGTGCCGCTATAGCCGATGAGGTCACCCTCTTTGACCTGCTGGCCGTACTTGACGCAATAGCTGGACAGGTGGGCGTACCGGGTCTGCAAGGTCATGCCCTTGTAGGGCGAGTGCTTGATGCGAACCATGTTGCCGTAGCTCTGCATCCCGGTTTTGGTGCGCCCGTCCCAATCCTGCATCTGGTCTACCGTGCCATCCTCGGCGGCGTATACCGGGCGTTTGTAGTTGGCGCCAATCTGTGTGCGGAGGTCTACGGCCTGATGCAGAGAGCCGTTGTTGTAGTACCAGCCCTGCGTCAGAATGTGGATGTCCAGCGGCCAGCACAGCAGAACCTCACCATTCGACAGTCGCATATCCTCAGCCCTCCTTTACCTGCGCAGCGGCCATCTTGGCCATCTCCGCATCAAACTCTTGTGTAGCTGTTGCCAGCTCCACTTCCAGCGCGTTGATTTTGTCGCGCCATTCCTCGCGCTGCAGGCGGATAGGCTCGTACTCTTCGGCGCTCATAACGCCGTCGGCGTGTTTCAGCGCCTTATAGTCGGTATCGGTCAGCAGGCTTTTAAGGGCGGTGATTTCAGCATTGATGGTGTCGATGCGTTCAAAAAATTTTTCCATTGAATGTGCCTCGCTTTCGATTTTCGTTTTGATTTTATCTTCCACGGCATGATGCCGTAGAGCTTGTAGAACAGCAAATCCGTACAGTGGACAGATCGGCGGGCCTGCTTTTTGATAAGTGATCCGCGCCACGACATATAGGACGTGAGAATCTGTTCCATCGTCATAAGCCCCGCCTGCAGAAAGTTGAAAAACTTCTTGATTTTGCGGCGCTCCCGGATGACGCTTTCGCGGCAAGGCTGCTGTAAAACCTTGCCGTTGGGTAACAGGGTGAATTTAGTTTTCAAATAGGTAAAACCACGGCGCAGCTTGACGATTTGCGTCTTTTTGGGGTTCGGGATAATGCCCTTTTCAGCGAACAGCCCAAACAGCAGGCGGCGAAATTCTATCAACGCATCTTTCGATTTGTTGATGATGTAGGAATCGTCCATATAGCGGGCGAACCACCGCTGCCGCCATTGATCTTTGATGGTGTGGTCGATACTGTTTGGGTAGGCGATGGCAAGAATCTGGCTGTCCTCCGGGCCGATATACAGACCATTTTCTTTTGTCGGCTGGCCATATTTGATGCGTTCAAGATTCGGCGCGTCAACAAAATTTTTCGCCAGAGCATTGAGCCGCTGATCGAGGATATGGCGGTCAATCACATTGCGCTTGAGATTATCCAAATTGATGTTGTCGAAAAAGGCGCGGTAGTCGATGAGCAGGATGTACCCGTCATTGCCGCCTGTTTCGCGGTAGAACTCATGCAGATGCACAGCGCACCGTTTGACTGCAAAGCTGATGCCCTTGCCCTCAAGGCTTGCGCCGTTGTCATAGATCAGATTGCTGGACAGAATCGGCACCAGAGCATTTGTGCAGGCAGACCGGCGTACAACACGCTCAGAGTAGTGCAGGCTGTGGATAGCTCGCTTTTTGCCGCGCTCCACAATCCCAAAATGATAAAACCCTCTGCGGGTGTCGCCACCGCGCATGAGGGTTTTGTGGATTTTGATTGAATTTTTGAAATAACGGGCATTGTATCGGGCAACGCTGGCTTTCCACATAACGCCTTTGCGGGCGTTATAGTTGGCATCGACCAGCGAGGATACATCTGCCACCCGGTCAAAATTATCGTACTGTGCTATTCGTGCGCGGTGCTTGGCCTGCCGTGCCGCCTTACGGCGCTGATAGCGGGCCTCGTGCCGCTCTTGTGATGTCATCTCGGAATGTACCTCGCAAAGTGTTATTGTAGGGGCGCTGTTGTGTACTTCTTTGCGATAACAGCCATGAAACCCGGTACTCGGCCATCTGCCGTGTGGCGCACGGTAGTTTAGCCTGTTGTCGCCGTCGCGGGCCATGCAAGAAGCGTCCGGCTGATCGCGTCAAGATACTTATTTACCCGCTACTGCGGGAGGGTCGATAACTCCTTCCAATGATGATAAGGCTCGGATTTCGGTCTGCCTATTGATTAGCCCGGCAGACCTACTTTAATACTGGCCGAGGATTCTCGTTGGAATCAGACGGGCGCGGACAGCCATGTGTTGGAGGCGTTGTTGTTGTTCGCATTGCCGTTGTTGTTCACATTGCAGAAGTTGGAGGAGTTGCCGGAGTTAGGGGTAAGCTCCCACCAGTTGTTACGGCTCTTTTATACAGCTATCGACCCGATGGCGGTCAACGGGGATAATGATGATAGTTTATCCCTGCTGCCTGTGCGGCCATCACGCTTGAATTGTTTACAGTGGGCGCCATAGGCGGCGCCTTGGGCGTGTAGCCGGTCTGCTGTGGTGTCTGATACCGGGCATCCCCGTTCGGCAGGGATGCTTTCGGCTTGAATTTTGCAGTGTCCGGGAATTTCGTATTATGCCGCCAGTCTTTCAACAGCGTTTCCTCACGCTCTAACAGGGTACCAATGTAAACCAACTGCGCGGGCAGTTCCTTTTGTGGTGCAATGCCCATGTCAAGCCCGGTGTTTAGCCGGGAAAAATGAAACTCATCCATGATGAATTGCAAGCGGTCAAACAGGGCCTCACAGTCGGCCACAGCTTGCGCCTGCAATTCCTTGCGGCGGTGCAAAAGCTCGTGGTCAAGTTTGCCGCCGCTGTACGGATAGATACCGTTCGCGGCGATGATGTGTTCCATCATCGTGTTCAGCAGATTCACGGTAGGATAGGCGAGAATGGGTCGCCACTTTTTGGGGATGTACTTTTCCTGCATCACAAAGCCGGAAAGAGCACAGCGCAATTCAGTGGCGTTTTTGTAAAACTCCATTTCGGAGATGCTGCGGAATCGGGATAATACGTTACTCATGGTTCACCTGATGCCGCGCCCACAAGGGGCGCGGGGATATTAGTAGGAGATTTACGAGATTCGGAAGCAGACGGGCGCGGACAGCCATGCGCTGGAGGCGCCGGAGGTGCTCGCATTGCCGCCGTAGTCCACACTGCAGAAGTAGGAGGAGCTGCCGGAGGTAGGGGTAAGCTCCCACCAGGTGGTACGGCCACCACCGTCACCGAGGCCCTTGATACGGTTCATGTTGTGGGCAAAGATGGGGTACTGGACATACCCGCCGTTGGAGTATCCGTTGCCGCCCCAAACGGGAGCGCCGCAGACCTCCATCTCGGTAGGCACCCACAGATTGCCGAGGTTCGTCCACGACCAGCTATTGTCGCTGTTCAGCAGACCGCTGGCCGAGCAAGGCGCGTTTGTTGGCGATAACGGCCTTGAGTTCGGCAGGCAGGAAGTAGTACACGCCGCCCCGACTGTAGTCCACCTGTTTAACGGCGGGGTCTTTGCCCGTGCCGTTGGGCACCTGCATCTTGAGGGAGTTCAGGAATGCATACAGATGGGAACACAGCCACGGATGCTTGTCGCCCTTGCCGGTCACAGTGATGTTGTTTGTGCCAGCCGCGGGGGCCTCGTCGAATGTGACGGTAAAGGTGGATGCGTCGTAGGTATAGCCGGTGACCTGATCGCTGCCCACAATGATGTTGTCGATGCTGTCCATCTGTTTCGTCAGCACAAACTCGGTCTTGCTGCCGTCGCCGGACAGCTTTTCCACGGGAATCAGACCATTGTTGAAGTTGGCGAGGTTGTACTGGATATAGGTGGGCCACAGATCTTTGGAAATAAAGTCGATGTGATGACTGACCTGCTGATCGCCGTACTTGTAGTAGGTGTCGATGCCCGCCACGACAGCCACGATGCGGGTCTTGGCGCTGTTCGTGCAGTTGAACGGGATGTAGTCGCCCACATGGATGCCGTAGAAGTTCCCAGCCTTGATGCGGGCTTGAATCCACTTCCACACACTGGTGTAGCCCTTGATTTCCTCCGCGAACTTCAGGCTCAAATCCATGCCGGGGTAGCACTGGTCGGTGTTCATGCCGAGGAAAAAGCCCTGATCGCCGGTTGCGGGGTCAAGGATGTTGTCGATAAAAACTTTGTTTGCCATAGGTGTTGCACCTCCGATTAGTAGTTGAATTTCACAGTCGTTTTATCGAACGTGAACGACTTTGCCATCTGGGCGGTTTTGGTCTTGCCGTCCTGCAGGTCGGCTTTGGTAGCCGGGTCAATCCCGGAATCGGACAGGGAGCCGTCAGCGGTCAGCGCGGCGAGGTTTCCCGCCTTGCTGGGCTTGGCCTTAACTGCCATATTGGCACCGGCCTTGCCGCTGTCCGCGAGGTTGCCGTTGGCATCCAGAGCCGCAAGGTTGCCCGCTTTGCTGGGCTTTTTCTTGTCGGCCTTGCCGCTCAGGTCGATGTTCCCGGCCAGCTTTTTTGCATAGCGTTTAGCATCCTCACTGAAAATGAGGGCGATGCGCACTACATCAGAAAGTTGCATGATGCCGCCTCCTTACTGGCCGATGAACTGGCCCGTTTCACCGGCGATGTAGATTTTGTGCTTGGCATCCTCGGCCAGCACATAGATCAGGCTGAACGGGGCGAAAACCTCGCTCTCGCTCATGCCGATAATGCCCTCGCCAGTGGTGGGCAGGGTTTCGGGTTCCGTGTCGGCAATAATCATCGCCTCGACCAACTGCTTGCCGGTCTTAGGGTCAGTGCCTACGGGTTTGGTGTTGACACAACGCATTAAATTGTCCTCCTATAGTTTATTTCGACTTTGCAATGCTGAATTGCACAGTACCGTTGGAAAACTGCACATCCACGTCGCCAGCCGCAGTCTCCAGCACGATTTTGCCAGTTTCGTCAATAGACTTCACCCGCAAAATCTGCCCAACCACAGGATTAGCTGGGTTATCCAGCTTATATTTCTTTAGCTGACTAACGGCTTTAGTATTCTCGGCAATCCGCTCCATAGAATCCTTGATGCCCTTGGCCGTGTTATCAGCATCCTTGGCGCTCTTGGCGGCTGCGCCTGCGCTGTTGGCCGCATCCTCGGCGCTCTTGGCGGCAGCGGCGGCGTCTCTCTGCGCGGCTGCCGCGTTCTGCTGGGCGGCTGCCGTGATGGACTGGATGTGCGCCAGCAGGTCTTGCCCGCCGATGTTCTGGACGGTGGCCTCGATGCCATTGGCAACATCGCCCGCGCCCAGCTTGCTGTGCCATTCCTGCAGGATATTGCCCGCTGCATCCACGCGCACGGCGCAGACAGCAAAGTGCATCGTGCCCTTGTACGCCATCGGTGCCGCGCCTACGATCCAGTCAAATTCGATATTGCCTGCATCGGCAACAATGCCATCGATCAGGTCGGCGCAGAGCTCTTTGCCTGCATTTTCGCAGCTGACTTTCCAAGAAAAGCCCTGCGTGAGGTCGGTGCCATCTACGGTGCGTCCCTCGATGCGAATGTGCTTGACCTCGACCTTGCGCTCACCGGCCACACCGAAAGCGCGTTCTGCCTCGGGGACTGTAATTTCTCGCGTCTCGGCGTTGATTACGATTGGTTCTGCCATGGTTTCACCTCTTATCAATAATAAGCAAGAACAAAGCGAACGCTCGCATCGGACGCGCATTGCGCCCAATACTGGCTCCCGCTGTTTATGCCCGCGCCCTGTAAAATGTTGTCAGAGGCATACTGACTCCCGGCATATTGAACACCAACCAGTGTACCGCCGCTGAAACCGAAGAGGTTTTGCCCTCCATGGCAGCTTTGCCACACCTCTGTTGTCTTTATGCCTTTTGCGCTGATTTCGTTTCCGTTGTAAAACCCACGGGGCAGTTGCACTTTGCCTCCGGGGGAGAGCGTATAAGTTTGACCGGTTTTGTCCGGGATGTTGCCCGCCACAATGCTGTGTGCGTCATTGGCGTAGCCGCTGCTCCCCTCCAGCATCTTGTCTGCGGTGACATTGCCTGTCAGCGTGAGCGTGCCCTCTTTGATGGTCTTGCCGCCCGCGTAGAACTTATTCCCTGCCAGCACATTGTCCTCGGTGGCGGTGGCGAGTGCCAGCTTCGTGGTGCTGAGGCCACCGCCGCCGTTAAAATTTAGCTGCGTTCCATCGTAGAAAAACAGCACCCATCTGCCCTTGACGATGGTGTCTCCGTCCACTGCGTCTGCGCCACAATAGGCCGGAACCACTGCGCCATTGACCGTGAAGCTGTCGCCTGCCGCCCAAGACGCGGGAATCTTGCAACGGCCTACTGCGCCGTTGCCGACCAGCGCATATACACCGTTTTTCTTCTCGCAGGTGTATGGCTGCACAGTCACATCGCTGCCGCCTGCGCCTGTGGGGTCCAGCTCGGTGAATCCCGCCGCCACACGGCGTTCCAGATCGTTCATCGTGTCGGCATCGAAGGCATCGCCATCTTCCATGATGATGCCCTCGGAGCGGGAAACATCGTACTCGCCATCGTTGCCGGTCGGGGTCAGCTTGCGCCGAGCGGGGTGTTCGCTCTGGCGGTTGATCCAAGTCTTTTTCTCGTACATCAGATCACTCCAATCGTCTGTCCGGCGCAGATTTCGCCGGTGTAGCTGCGTTGTGCGTTTCTGCGCCAGAGCTCGTACATGCTCCACTGCACCTGTTCCATCGTGTTGATGTCGCTGTACAGGGTGCTGGGCGCCTCGGGCAGGGCTGGTGTTCCCGGCAGGGTGTGGTAGGCATCGCGCAGAGTCTGAATGTTTTGCAGGATGCGTTCCATCTCGCTGCGTGTCAGCAGGTCGGTCGGGGTCCATGTCTTGGTCTGGATTTTAGGCCCCAGCAGTTCTGCCAGATAAGCGGAGTTGCCCTCCAGCCGGTTCAGCAGTGCCGCGTTGATATAGCACTTATCCGCGCCTGCGGACACATCCGCTTTGGTGCGGTCGTAGATTGGCTGCTGCCACATCAGATCAGGCTCCTTTCTCCGGCATGGATTTCGCCAGCATAAGCGCCAGCGTTGCTGGTAAGTCTGCGCCCGATGACCTTGGCGTCTGCCAAAAAGCCACCGGTCAAATCAAACTCCAGCTTTGTGAGCACCCCTCGCACCATTTCGCCGCCAAAGCTCTGAATGATGAGCCTGTCGGCCAGCTTTTCATCGCCTGCGACCATGGAGAAGTTCTGCTCGTATCGCTGTGCGTAATGCTCCAGCACCCGCACGGCCACGGCTTCTGCGCGGCCCGGGCCTACCAGCGTGGCATCTGTCACGGTCAGTTCATTGTCCTGCGCATTGGGCGGCAGGTTCGCCGCTGTGCGCCTCAGGACGACCGTGCTGTCAGTGTATTTGCGGCCTGTGACACAGACCTCGCCCGCCTTGGCGACCGTCAGGGTGCAGAGGTTGACGCCGCTCTCGGTGAGCTCTGCTCCTGTGACGGTCAGGCTGTCCACGACTGCCGGGGCGTTGAAGGTCACCCGATAGATGCCCGGGTCGAGGGTATCTCTGTACAGCTCCTCGGTGGTCTCTCCCGGCAAGTATCGGTGGGCGGTCACGGCCACAGCGGTAATCAGCGGATTGAGCGTTACCTTGCTGCCGTCCTGCAGCTTGCGGTCGTAGGTAATCATGCCGCTGGCCTTGGACGGCGCAGGGGCGATGCGTATAAGTTCGCCTCGACTGCAATCGACCACAGCGCCTATGGCAAATGCGAGCTGCTGCAGGGCCTCTCTGCGCGTCCCTGCGGCGATGTATCCCTGCACTCGCTCTGCGGCCAGACTCTCGTCCAAGGTGTAGCTGTACCCTGTCAGGATCGCCTCTGCGAGCTCTGCTGCGGTGGTGTTGTAGATGCCCCCATCGAACGGTGCGCCGTCCAGCAGACCTATGGCATCGACGGCCGAAAAGTCCGCCAGCGTGTCGCCGCTGTTGCTCCAGTCGGAGAGATAAAATGTGCCCATGCAATAACTCACGCTGCCTGTGCTGCGTGCGTCCTGCTTGACATCCTCCCAGACCGTGAATTTCTGCTTATGCTGCAGAACATCAAAGTAACCCTCGGGATTCAAGATGGAAAAGCGGCCCTCTTTGTTGTACAGCGATACATTCAGCGTGTTGATGCTGATCTCGGAGCTGAGGGGGTCGCATTCCTCCAGAACATGGGCCCCCACGATTTCGTGACCGCTAAAATGCAGGTAGACACCGTAATCAATGCCCGCCAGCTTGAGGTACCGCCCGGGCCGGTTCGTCTCGAGAAAATGAATGCGGATGCGACGGTAATTTTCTACCTTCTTGGCGCAGTAATAATCTACCGAGTTCGGGTAAAAGAGCGCCGTAGCGATAAGTCCTCCGTCTTGGCCGAACCACTGGATTTTGACGCGGCTGGCCCAGTCCTCTGTTGGGCTGTAAAAGTGCAGCGTGAGGCCGCTGCTGCTGTGGTCTTGCGTGAAGGTGATGTCCAGCACAGGCGGGTCGGCAAACACGCCGCTCTTGTCGCTCTGCGTGGCGCTCCACAGCCCCCAGAAGTACTGCTCGGGAACCTCCGGGAAGAAGGAGAAGCTGCCATCCATGAGCCACTGCTCGCTTTCCAGTGTGCCGTATTTGTTTTGGCTCGGTACGCTTTCCAGCAACAGGTCACGGCCCAGATTGCAAAAAGGCTTTGCGGTCGTGCAGCTCGGGGCGCTGTCGCCTCTGGCGGTGACATCGTAAAGGCCGAACTCCACGCGCGTATTGGTTCTCATCGGGGCTGGCCCTCCTTAAAATCTGGCGGGGGTCTTGGCGATGAAGTTGATCGTCAGCCCTTTCCAGTAATTGGCTTTTCCTCGCTGCAGGAGCAGTTCATCTCCGATGTTTGAGAAATACGCCGTAAAGGTATAGTCTCCGTCCGTGCCCGGGACCGTGACCGTGTGGAACTCCTCCGGCTCGGTGATCTTGTCCCAAAACCGGGAATACTCCGCGCGGTCGATGCCCGGCGCAATGGTCAGCTTGTAGTTGAAATACACGCCAATCAGCTCGCGCTTGAGGTCGCCGTTCTCGGTGCGCTTGGCGTGCTTGTCCAGAAAGTCAGCAGTGCGCTTGCAACTGAGGACATCGACTTTGAATTTCTCACCATCAATAATCAACATCAGTACACACCTCCCGTGACCAGCTTGGCTCCGCGCCGGTTCTCCTCTTTGTCGATATAGGGCTTGAGCACCCGAGCCAGTTGGGCGAGGTCTCCGGCAAAGCGGATCGTGATGTCCTGCTGCCCTGTGTAGGCCTCCATGACCTCTGCGAGGGCCTGCTGAATGGTTGCCAGCGGTGCCTCGATGTTGGTGCCGTTGGTCTGGTCACCCAGCACCGCAAGGAATTCATGGTTTGCCGGAATGACTGCGCCCTGTGCCAGATAGGGAATTTGCGGCGCGGTGATGGGGTCGATGTTGAAGCCTACCCGCTCTACGCCGAGCTTGTCCTGCGCCCATTCTGGAACGTCGAAGCCGAAGCCGTTCAAGACGCCAATGACGCCGTTCACGCCGCCAACAATGGCCGAGATCATGCCGTTCACAAAACCGATGATGCCGTTGATGGCCGTCTCGATTGTATCCGTGATGCCTTCCCAGATGTCAGACACAAAGTCCGAGACCGCTGTCCACGCATCGTTCCAGCCCTGCTGGATGTCGGCTGCTGCGCTATCCAGTGCAGTGCCGATGTTTGTCCAGAAATCGTTCCAGCCCTGAGTAATATCCTCCCACAGCTGCATGCCGATCAGCTTGACAACCAACCAGAGAGCATCCCAAATTTCTTTGATTTTTTCTCCGGCGCTGCGAATGATGTCGGCGATGGTCTCGCCGAACTTGTCCACACCGGCTCGGATGTCGTCTCCGTGCTTGCGCAGGGTTTCGATGATCGCGGCCAAGATAACCGAGACCGCGGCCACCAGCAAAAGCGGCCAGAGGCCAATGGACGCCACGACCGAGGCGATGAAGACGGCTAGGGCGTTCAAAACCGTGCCCAGAACGGTGGAAAGGATGAAGGTGCTGATTTGCGGCAGAAGGGCCGCGCCCAAAATGGCCAACAGCAAAGGCCAGTTGTTGTTTATGATTTCTCCGAGCTGAGACAAAATGCCAGCCCAATCAACAGCCTCAATGCACTCCATGATTTTTTGGCCGACAGCACCCCAATCGACTTGATCAAGGATGCCGTTGATAGCTTGCAGCACATCTATCGCAAGCGTACCCATCGCGGAAAAAAGCCCGACCCAGTCTATGGCGCTTACCATCGAGACAATGTTCTGGCCCAGAGCCGTCCAATCGGTGCCCTGCACCGTTGCGATGAGCGTGTGCAAAAGGCCGACAACGAATCCGCTAAGCCCCAGACCCGCCTCCGTCCATGGAATGTTTGCGATGGCCGAATTGATGCAAGCTGCGATAGAATTTCCAAGGTCTGCCCATCCTGTGTAGGTCTGGACGAAGCTATAAAGCGTGAGAATCGCTGCCCGCATTCCGTCCGTCAAAACTCGCCCGAGCAGGGGCCAGTCGAGCTCTGCCACCGCAGTGGTGAGACCTCTGGCGATTCCCGCACCCAAGCTGTCCCAGTGAATGCCTTGCATGAGAGTATCCGCAAAGATGAGTGCCGTGTTCAAGCCCTGCGCTACAGTATGACCGATGGCCTCCCACAATCCCGGCACCTCAATGAAGCCGTTGATGCAGTTGGCGATGTTGGTCGCCCATGCTCTGGCTTTGTCCTGAATGTCGGGCCACGGGATTGCGTTCAGGCTATCGCGCAGCTTCTCGCCGATCAGCTGGCCGACTCCGTACCAATCGCCATCTTTGATGGCCTGCATGATTTCGTCAAGAAACGGGTTGTCTGTGTTAAAGTCGTAATTCGGGGTGATGGCTCCCGCACCGCCGCCGCTGTTTTTATCCAGCACATCCAGCTCATCAAACTTTGCCAGTGCGCCGTCCGCTGCGCTGCCTGCCGACTTTGCTGCCTTGGCATATTTGCCCATCGCTTTGGCTGCGCTCTGGCTCGCCCCTATGGACTTGCCGGTCAGGAAAGACACAAGCTGGGCGATGTAGTAAAAGGCGGTTGCTGCTGCGTTGGCTATGGCCGTGAGAGCCGGAAGAATCGCCTGAAGCAACGGAGCGGCAGCGGTGGATGCTGCGCCCTGCAGGTTGCCGAGCGCGGCTCTCAGCGTGGCTGAGGAGAGTGCGGCAGAACCCATCCATTCGGTGATCTTCCGCAGTCCTGCGGAGATCAGGTTGAACACCAAAGCTCCGGAGACAATGCTCATAAGGCGATTTCGGAATTTAGCGAGGTTCTTACTGCTCTGGGTGAGCTTGGCTCGCAAGCCGTCTACGGCCCGCTGTAGGGTACCAAAGACACGCGCTCCGAGACCTCCGACCGTGCGTAGGGCATTGTTGAGGGTACCAGACAGCGCTTTGTTTAATCCGGTGATTCTGCCGGAAAGTAGTCCAGCAGAACCAGATGAACCGGGCACAGAACTTCCTTTAGGCGACTTAGCGGCTATCGCATGTTCACGCGCGGCTCTGCTCTCTGCTGCCTGAGCGGCTTTATCTTGAGCGTTTACCGCTTTCTGTGTTTCTGCAACAATCCTCTCAGCATGCTGTGTAGCTGATTCGTCTACAGTACCATACGCTTTATTTTGCCGATTCTCGATTTTGGCAAAAGATGATTCTATGGCATCGGCTTGTTTGTTAAAATAGGCCTGCATGTCATCTTCGCCGCTAAGATGCTGAATTAGACTTTTTTGCTGGTTTACGGCATCTTTTTCTTGATTTAGCTGTGCAGTAAGCGCTGCATGACGCTTTTGCAGGCCAGAAATAGCATCGCCTTGTGCATTGTAATCTGATTCAATCTCAGCAACTTTGGCATCTTGCTTTTCAAGATCATCGAGGAGTTTTTGGTTTTGATTCAGGAGAGATGTTTCCCCCTCCATGCGAGATTTAAGAACATCTTGCACTTTTGAATCACTCAGGCCGGGGTATTCCGATTTAATATCAGCAAGATGGGATTTTTTGACATTCTCTAGCTGTGCGTTCACCTTTTCAAGAGCAACGGCAGTATCATCAGCGTTTTGGCGGGCTTGATTTAAGCTGTCGCCTAATGCGCTACGCTTTGTTTGCGCAGAATTTAACTGCTTATCTAAATCACCAATCTGCTTTGATGTGCTCTTGACCTTTGCCTGTAACGCTTTTAAGTCGGATTCTGCGCCCTTTTTGTTCAGGCGGGCATCTATTGTGATTGACCCATCTGCCATTGAATCAACCTCCTCTCTTTGACTTTGTTAGAGTTGGATTATGAATTGAGTAACGCAAGCAACCGCTCTTTTTCTGCCCTATTCTCCGCGCTTTCAGGAGCGTGGATTCTGATGATTCGATCGTTCTCTTTGGCAAATTCCTGTTCGCTCTTGTCAAGTTTTTTTCCGTGAGCCCTTTTATATCGAATACTTACGACTTGAGCAAATAGCCCATCTCCAATACCGTAGAAGGCTCCGAGAAATTCCCACCAATGCAAATACTCACATCGGCGGCAACTGTACCCCAGTACTTTATCAACAGCAGGTGCGATTAAGGCTGCATCTTGTTCCCAATCTACAATTCGAGGACGTGGAATTGTAGACTCTTCGGGTTGTCCGCCATTGATAAACAAAAACGCTGCCCGTAACGCAGCATTTGCGTCGGGCAGCGCTTGCCATTTTGGGTATAGAATTTCAAGGCAGGCAGCGTACTGTTCCTGTTGAGTCATTTCCGGGTCTGCTAACGCCGCAAGGGCATCAAGTACAGCTCGGAAATCAGATCGGATGGCAAAATTCTGACCATCTACATCTACGGTTGTGGGCAGTTCCCAAGCGCTCACGCCTTCTGGCCGGGGGCCAGACCCTTGGCCGTGTTCGTGTAGGCACCAGCGTGTTTCTGCACACGCATTTGGCTGGCCTTGATGGCCTTGCCGACCGCATCCTCAATGATGGGGACAGCGGCTTGGAGGACTTTTTCAAAGACCATGGAGCCATCGGGGAGCAGCGCTAGGGCAGAAACCCCTTTGAAGAACACCGAGGAGGCATCGCTGCCGAAGATGTAATTGACCTGTTCCTTGATGAGCTTGTCGGCCTCGATGATCTTATCCACGTCTGCGTCTGCATCCGATGCCAGCCCATCGGCCAGTTGCTGAATGGCACGACGAGCCTCCTCCAGTCGTGCCGCAATGCCAAAATCCGCAGGGTTGACATAAATCGTGCCCAGCAGGGTGTCGTCAAGGTCTTTAACCTCGTAGCTTTTAAGGCCTCTGTCGATTTTCAGTTCCATTGTACACCTCCGTTATGCTTAGGCCTCGGTGAAGGCCTTCGTGCTCGGGTTGAACGTGCCTGTGGTCTTCACGCCAGTGTAGTGAATGTTGAACGGGATCTGGTAACCAGTGGTGTCGCCGCCGTAGCTGGAGACCTCGATGTAGCACTCCTCGCGCACAGCGGGAAAAGCGCCGGATGCCTCCTCGTTCCAGAGCTTGACCTCCACAATGTCGGTTTTGAGGTCGTCCAGAACCATGTTGCCATCAATGATGGCCTGCAGCTTCTCAAACAGGGGGTCGCCCTTTTCAGCGTAGTAGGGGCTGACTTCGCCCTGCTTCTGGTAGCTGTCGATCGTCACGGACGTGTTACCGAGAATGTTTTGCTTTTTCTCGACATTGGCACTCAACTCGGGGGAATACTCCTCCAAATCTTTGCCAAGGCGTACATACTCGGCAGTGCCCTCACTGTCGTTTGCAAAATGGGCATTCAGATAGTGCGCCATGTATTTGCGTTCGATCTTCATATTCAGTTTCTCCTATATGTGATTTGTATCTGAATCTGATATTTTGCGCTATCAACACCAATCTGCGATGGATACGCGGTCAGTGTGGGAACGATAGCGCAAACCCGACCCTCCTCTATGCAGGGGTAGTTTCGGGCATTGTTCTGCTCCACCATCCACGCAATCAAACCCGTATAAAAAGCGAGATTGTCGGAGTTTTGTTTGACATCGGCCCCAAAATTCTCACGCGTAGCAAAAATATAGTTTTGAGTCTGCTTATCATCCAGAACATAATCTCCGAGGATGTTCTCGTGGTAGGTCAGAGTGGATGGTGATGCGTAAATGGCGTATTCGGTTGGATTTTCGCCGAGGTAATCAGCACCAAATCGTTTGTTTTTAGACAGCAGCGGGCATTGCCTAAACCACTTCCGGATTCCCTCAGTGCTATTTGATACCTGCGGCATTTTTTGCCTCCCTTACAATGTCATCGATGTGATCGGCTTTCATTCGTTCGGCCCAAAACGGCCCGGCTAGAGCGTTTTTATCAGTTTTGTACTGAATTGCTCTGCCAGTGGGAGTTTTTCTCTCGCCGGGACGAGAGAAAAATCGTGTAGGCGTTCCACTGTTATCATCAAAAACGGGAATATTCGGGCCATAAACTTCGCTCATGTACATATAATGCGCATAGGGGCCGGGGTACACGATGATGCCAGAGCCTATGTCAGACGCGGCGTAAGGGCTCTTTGCAAGCATAAATGTGTCCGCAGGAGTGTAATCCATGCACCACCGTATTACCGCGTTATCAATGACTTTTTGGACAATTCCATGGTCTCCAAAGCCGTGGTTGGTAAGAATAGTGTTTATGCTATCGAAATCAAACCGCGAATCTACTGACAGTTGCATTAAGCGCCTACGACTTTCCAATGCCGCGCCTGCGGAGCACGACGACTGTCTGTAACCTGCAAGATGGTTGCGGCCTCGGAATGGGTGTCATGGATGGCGGCAGGGCGCAGACCCTCAGTGCCGACACCTAAAACCACGAGATCGCCAGCGGCCAGAGTAAAAGCGGCGGCGGGGTCATCGGCGGCGGCATACTGCTTAGGGGGCAAATATGCCTTGCCGCCGAAATCTGCATCAACAGGGATGCGGATTGTGACCTTGTTTGCCGCTTTCAGCCCCGTGCTGTCAACGGTGGTTGCATCGGAATTGAACCAGTGAACGCCCCGGATGATGGTGCGCTCGTAAACGTCGCAATCCTGTTCCGGGTCGAATCGCCGGTTGTACAGGGTGATGGTGTCATTGCAAAGCTGCATTTTACCTCACTCCTCTATACAGCAGGGGAACGCCGTAATCGTCCAGCTCACCGTACAGCATATCCGCCGCGATGGCGTTCATCTGCTTGGCTGCCTCCTCGGCGTTCGGCACATTCCCATGGTTTTCGGTGTAGCCATCTGTGTTGAACGATGTGACCGTGGGCGACGTGACCTGTGCCACGGAGCCAACAACACTCTCCATTTGCGCCAGTGCAAAAACGCAGAGCTTGACAGCCCTCGGAATCTCGGCCATGTTCTGGACACGGAAATCCGTCAGGCGGTCAATGCGTTTTCTGCAAGCACATTCCAGCGGAGGCCACGCAGCGGCATCAACGGTGCCGCCTAAACCCTTGTACTCGTCAAAGGTGAGGTACATATCGTGTGCCATGTGTAAACCTCCTCAGCGGCTCGAAATCAGGCCAGGGACAGGATGCGGGCGATGGGGATAGCCTTGCGGGCAATGTACTGCTTACCCTCGGCCTCGTTGGAGTTCACCAGCTCCCAGTTTTCGCCGTTCTCCAGCTCTTCATCGGTGGGGGACAGGCTCTTCATCTTGGCCTTGGTGAAGTTGATGCCGTAGGGGGCAAAGCACTTGCGCTGACGGCCATAGAGGGTGTCCTCGCCGCCGTTGGTGTGGGGATCACGATCCATCTCGTAGGGCACCTTAGCGCCGCAGTCGGTGTACTCGATAGCGCCATCGCCCAGAACGTAGGTAGTGTAACGGGTCTGAGATACCTTAGCCACGCCTGCGGTGGTCTGGGCGGCAGCGGCCTTGACAGCGCCGGAAACGGTCACGACGGGCAGCTTGCCCTCGCCGCCGAAAATCTGCTTGAGGGTAACGACAGCGCCGGAAACGGTGACGATGAACTTGCCCTCGTACTGGGCAGACAGCACGGTTTTCAGAGCCTGAGCCTCGGCAGCGGCATCGCCGGTCTTGAGGGTCTTGTTGGCGGTGGAGGTGGATGCGGCAAAGGTATAGGTCTGGCCGTCCACGGTGATGGTGTTGCCATCGGTGCCAGCGGTGTTGACGGTGATGGTGTAAACGCCCTGCACCTCCGGGGTGGTGACGGTTTCCACGGCGGGCATGGTGTCGTCAACCAGAACAGCGCGGCCATTCAGGGTGCCGATCTGCAGCTCACGCTCGATACCGTCCTTGTCGGTGTACTTGAGGGCGGTGAGCAGGTTGAGGTTTTCCAGGTTGGTGGCCACAACGGAGTGCATGAACACCAGGGAAAATTTCTTCTTACGGTCACCGCAGGCCTGGGCAGTGGCGCTGTTCATGGTGGTGGCCTCCATGTTGCCCGCCACCTCATA